CCGGCTCTTTAGCTCGTAAGGTCAAGCCAGTCGGGTATAAAGAAATCTTATATAACATTATATAATAGCGTTATATAAAACCGATATAAGAATGGGTTCCGCACATGGAAAGAATATTCATCCAGAGGATTATGAAATATTGAGTGCGGATGGTGAGGATATTGAACCGTCGGTTGAGGCGGAGGATGCACCAGAAGCGGATGAGGCTCTGCAAGTGAAACCAGAAGAAGTGCTGCAACCAAAGAAGAAGAAGCGCCGTGGTCGCCGTGGAAAGAAGGTTGTAGAAATGGTTGAACCTAAGGTGGAAGTAGTTGAAGAGGCTGAACCGGCACCTGAGCCAGTTCAAGAGCCAGAACCAGAACCAGAAATCACTCCTATAGTGGAAACTATAGAGATTGTTACTATTGATATTCCGAAGAATAAGAAAAAGAAGGCAAAGAAAGAAATGAAGAGTGTAGAAAAGGCGACTAATAAACCTATTGTAATGCCTATTGCAAAGGCGAATGATAAGCCTATTACAAAGGCGAATGATAAGCCTATTACAAAGGCGAATGATAAGCCTATTACAAAGGCGAATGATAAGCCTATTACAAAGGCGAATGATAAGCCTATAGTAACGCCTATTGCAAAGGCGACAAAGACGATAAAGGTGACCAAAGCGGAACTTCATGAAGAGGCCAAGAAAGAGCAGATTGCCATGAACCGAGTTTCATCTATTAAAAAGGCTGACCGCACTTGTTTCGCGTGTAAGAATGTATGTGAATCTCGCTATCAGCTGAATCATCATTATGGGATATGTCCTTCCTTTCCAGCGGCATATGAGGCGCTCAGCTCTAAAGACCGTAGTTGGTATATGATAATCCAGTATGTCCGTAATGACCTGAATAAGGCATCACGCATTTGTCTCGGCTGTGGCTCCCTCTTCCAAACACGCCATAAACTTCTAGAACATCATTTTGTGTGTGAAAATGCAATGACGATTGACACATGGGACCGTATTACGTGTTTCGGACTTCTTTATGGGACTCCCTATGATGATTTTGAAAAGTTCCGTCCCAAATACAAAGAACCAAAGAAGGTCCCTGATTATGTCCAGAGGGTGCATGACTTTGTGGAGAGCTTAAAGAAAACAATGTTGCGTGAAAAGGCGGAGGCGCGGCTGGCCGATGAGAAGATGAAGGTGGTGGAAGAGGAGCGGATTCAGAACTATATCAAGGAAAAACTACAAGGAGGAGGGGTGTGGGCTGCCAAAGAGGCAAGCGCCAAAGAGGAGGTTAAGGCTGATATACAAGCAGAAACAAAAGAAGAAAAGCAAGAACCTTTGCCGCAACGACCGAAGAAGGAGCGTAAGCAGAAAGAAAAACCTATTCCAAAGGTGGAGCCGAAAGCGGAAGAACCAAAAACCATTATGCCATCAGAATACATTGAAACATGCAACTGCGAACATTGTGACCTTGTCCGCACGTATCCGCCACTAGAGAATCCCGCCCTCCGTGGTGCCGAACGCGAAGGCTATTATGTCATTCCTATGGTGATGGATGGGTATAGTACAGTGGTGAATGCGCGACGTATATATGTGCCAACCCAAAATGTGCTGCTGCGGATTCATGACTTGGGGTCAGCGTAAGCGCCCAAGCATCAGCGTCTTAACCAGTAGAATTCACTATAGGAGTAGACACCGATGTATAATCTGGCAGTGTATATGTTTCCACGAAGTTTGTCCGCGAAGCGTCAGGATGTTCTTCACATCCCTCCTTCATACATACGGAGCATATGACTGACCGCCGAAAATAGAAAAATCGCATACATAAAAGACAGTAATAAGTGCATTCTTTTATGTGAACCGTCAAGAAACACCGATGACACACATGCTCAGGGTCATTCATTGGTCTACACTATAGGAGTGTTCTTTAGATAATGACCTGTGTATATAAAATTGAGGATAATGCCCTAAGTCATTTTCAAGTATATATTATAGAAATAAAATCCAGAAATGAAGCCTTTCTTGAAATGGGTTGGAGGAAAATCGCAGATTTTGGAAGAAGTTCTTGCTGATTTTCCCGCCGAAGTGAATAATTATTATGAGCCTTTCTTGGGAGGAGGCAGTGTTCTTCTTGGACTATTGACCGCCGTTCAGGAGGGTCGTATTAATGTAAAAGGGAAAATCTATGCGAGTGATTTGAATGTGAATCTTATTTCACTCTATAAGAATATCCAGAGCAAGCCAGAGGAAGTTATAAGTGAAGTAAAAAGACTACATGCCGAGTTTAGCAAAATCAAGGGTGAAACCGTGAATCGCAAGGCATCTACTATGGAAGAAGCTATCTCATCACCAGAATCCTATTATTTCTGGATTCGTTCATGTTTCAATCAAATGAAGGGGGTGGAAAAAGAAACGTTCACCGCTTCAGCGCGATTCCTCTTCTTGAATAAGACATGTTTCCGTGGTCTGTATCGTGAAGGACCAAATGGATTCAATGTTCCTTTTGGAAATTATAAGAATCCCTCCATTATTGAGGAAGAACATATCCGTGCGGTATCGGCTCTTATTCAGGGAGTGGTGTTCAATGTCGGCAGCTTTAGTGAAACGCTGAAAGGCGTAAAAGAGGGCGACTTCGTGTATCTTGACCCGCCCTACGCCCCAGAAAATGACAAGTCGTTCGTATCCTATACGGTCGACGGATTCTCCCTAGAGAATCACAAAGCACTATTCCTACAGTGTAAAACTATAGGGAATGGTGGTGGTGGCTTCTTGATGAGTAATGCAGATGTGAAATTGGTGAAGGATGCATTTCCTGAGGAGGAGGGATATACGACAAAGATTGTGGTATGTAGACGGGCCATTAATTCAAAAAAACCGGATGCAAAGACGAATGAGGTTCTTATTACGAATCGGCATGTTTAGGGACGAACAAGTTCACTGAGAATGTCTGTTGCTCCAATATATTCAATACGGTTTTCTTTGAAGAATTTGAGGAATTTTGCTTTTTGGCGAGTGCATTTTTTTCCTGGAAGATTTCCGTATTGTTCACGACATAGTTTTTCGGCCCCGCCAATACATACGATTTTGAGAGGTTTTGAGTAAAGGTCAGGAATTTCGGCGTATTTGAAAGGGCAGCCAAGGATTTTTTCACCGGCCGTTCCGCCTGTAAAATAAGTTCCTGCTTTTGCCTCCAGAATTGCGTCGTCCACCTCAGAATCAGGTTGATAATTATTTTTCTTCTTCGGTTTTGCGAGTTTTTTGCCGAGGAGCATATATAGTTCTTCACATATATATTCACCGAATTTATTTGTCCATTGTTTATCCAGTTTCAAATCAGGGCGTCGTTTACGAAGTGTTTCCTGGCCCCATTTATCTTCATGAATCTTATACTTGTTTTGGTCAGATGTCTTATTCTTTTTTTCAATTGGCGGAAGAAAGGAGAAATCTGCATATAGCCACTGAATTACAGTTTTTTCTCGTAGAAGAACAATATTTGTATCGGTGTTTTTATCAATAAAGGAACATACTTTTTCAATAATAGAAGATTCCATCGCTTCTACCTTTTCTTTGTCTTCTTGAACCTTCTCTTCTTTCAAGAGTTCCTTTTTTGTCATCACTTTTTTGGTCTTTTCCATTTTATTATAGAAACTAAGAGAGTGCTATAATTAAATTTACTAGTTATGAGTTATCAATTTTTGGGGGAGCGGAATGTGTAAAATCTATCTAAAATCTTCTATGCCTACACTATAGATATTATGTCCGCAGGACTCCAACGGATATTACATAGTGGCCCGCAAGATGAGCGGCTTATTGGGTCGGCGCTGCCGTGGTATCAGCGGAAGCTGGACCGCACGGGGCGCTATACGACGCAGTGGCGGCGCGTGGACTTTGACACTGTGCCGAATTTCGGCGTGCGAGCGACGGCGTCAATTCCCGTAGCGGGGGAACTCCTGAGCCGCATTTATCTCGTCTCGGAGCTGCCATCCTTTGGACCGGCAGTGGCGGCGGCGCGGGCTCAGGCGGTAGCCTTGGGCAAAGTCTTTCTTGGGCCAAACATGGGATATACGAACAGTGCAGGGCATGCCCTTGTGGAGGCCGTGGAACTCACTATAGGGAATACGGCATTTGACAGACTAAATAGTCGGCTCTTGGAGACATTGGACGAGTTT